GTCGCACCACGAACATCGAGAACGATGAGCGTGGCATCCTCGACACCATCGTTTTCCGTGCGATGGGCCGCCACCGTGAGGCGTCGCTCCCGTCCAGCAAGCATTACCCGCACGCTCAGGGTATCTACGCAGAGGGACGTGAGAGGTTTGGCGACTGACATGCCTCCGTGGGTGAAGCGGATGCAAGGCATGCAGGAGCGCATGCACTCGCCCAAGTTTCAGCCTCGCACCATTGGCACCACGATGCCCGCCCAGGCGTCCGAGGTGCAGGCCAAGGCCGTCCGCTCTGCGGCGGTGGCCAAGAGCCACAACGTCTTTCGTCCCGACATCTATCGAGTGAGTGAAGGGTACCTGAACTGATGGCTACCACGAAGACCGCAATCACTGCTACGCCCCTCCTGAAGAAGGGCGCTCTCGTCAACCTCGAACGAGGTGGGCGCACACTCCAGAATCTGGAGGTGCTCGACTGGGATGAGCACTTCGTCAAGCTCAGGTGGGACATCCACATCTCCCCGCAGACCGAGATCGTCCTGGTCCCCTGGGGCAAGATCGAGGCTCTCGGATTGGTGGGTGAGCGATGAGCTGTGCGTCTTCGTGCGACACCCAGGATCACGGTACATATGGTGAGTGCCTGCGAGCCAAGAGCTTGCAGGTCTCTCCTCACGTGAACGAGGCTTACCACGGTAAGCAGAAGCAGTGGGACAAGGATCTGGACCACTATGAGTCTGCAACCCGTCAGGGGTTGCAGCCTTCCGGCACACAAAGATGGCAGGTAGACAAGGCCATCAAGGAGGCAGAACATGGCTGAGATGCGAGTAGGCATTGATGGCAGCGTCTCCACGGCGGCTCCCATCAATATTCAGCAGGGTGGCAACACTGCCAACGTGGCGGTGCCTGGCCCCAACCTTGGGGCTGGCCTGGTCGTCTCGACCGGCGCCCTGATCTCTTCGGCTACGCTGTCCGCCCAGTCTGCGACTGGTGCTGGCACGGTTGCCGACTTTGGTTCCGGCAAGCAGCAGACCACTCTCGTGATCACCGCGAGTGCTGGCGTCTCCGCTGGAGCTGTGGCCCTTGAGGTCAGCCAGGACAATACGAACTGGTTCCGCACGACTGCGGTCACCCAGTCCGCCCCCGGTGTTACGCAGGTCACCCAGGCGGGTGCGTGGCGATACGCCCGAGGCAATGTAACTACAACGATCACTGGCGGTACGGTCAGCGCTACTGTTATGGCGGCGTAATGACTACCGCCGTCAATGGGCTTCTCGGCACGTATCCCGCCGTCAATCCCATATACACGGGGGGGTACGTCTTCAGCCAGGAGGAAGTGCCAGGCGTCTTGGCCGCGAATAACTTCGTGGCCCTCACGAACCCTTCCGGGAGTGGGAAGACCATCCTGATCGCTGGCGTGTTCATCAGCTCAGTTACGGTCGGCGACATCGACCCAGCGTCGATGTCCATGCGAGGATACCTGGCTACTGGCGTATCGGGTGGCACCCTACAGGGTGCTGCTACCATCGCTAAGATCAGGTCCACAATGCCGAACTCTGTCGGAGAGATCAGGGTGTCCAACCCTGCCGCCACGCTCGGTGCAGCATGGTTCAACTCGCCGCCCATTCTATCCACCACCAAGGGGACCGCGCCATTTGTGCACCAGATCCCCGCCGCCATTCCAGCCGGTGCGCTCACTCTACTTCCGGGGGAAAGCACTGTCCTGAGGACCAATGCTGGCGACGTGGATCAGCGCTGGAACATGTCCATCGCATGGTCTGAGATCTAAGGAGCATCATGGCTACGAGTTTCGATCAGCTTGTCTCACGAGTCAAGCAGCAGCTTCTCGGCTACACGAGGGATCAGGCTTCGATCTCGTATCTTGTGGCCAGTATGACTGCAACCGACAGCACGTTCCAGGTCGACACCGACACGGTGACCAACATCTCTCGCGGTCTGGTGGAGATCGACGACGAGCTGATCAGGGTCAAGAAGTTCGACCGTGCTTCAGGCACGGTCACTGTCATGGGTTCGTTCGGTGGTGGATTCGCCGGGCGGGGAGTCGAAGGCACCACTGCCACGACTCACGCCATCAACGCCGAAGTCACTGACGACCCCATGTATCCGAGGGCCCGGATCAAGGAAGCCATCAACGATACGATCAACGCGACGTACCCGGACCTCTGGGTGTTCGGTGAGTACGAGTTCCCGAAGATCGCGGCTCGCTACTCCTACCCGCTCCCCGTTGAGGTCGAGGATGTCTACAAGGTGTACGTGAACACCATCGGCCCTTCGGCCGTATGGTTCCCACTCTCCTCGTGGCGCTTCAACCCGCAGGCTTCCACCACCGCAGGCCAGGTGAAGCCGACTCCGACTCCGACCGGCAAGACGCTCGACATCATGCGTGACTTCATCGTCCCCGGTCGTAACATCCGAGTTACTTACAAGAAGAAGCCTAACGTTCTTGTGAACAACTCGGACGACTTCGAGACAGTCACCGGCTACCCCGATCGGTATGTGGATCTCATCGTGTATGGCGCCTGTTGGCGCCTGCTCCCGGCCTACGAAGCTGCTCGACTCCAGCAGTCCCAGATCGAGGCGACCGAGCGTGCTCCGCTTGTCCCCGTTGGCGCTGGCTCCCAGGCTTCCCAGTACTACATGTCGCTCTACATGCGACGCC